ACGAATACAATGAAATTCAAAAAGAAATTCAAAAAATAAAAGCAACTAAGTTGTTTGGTAAAGAAACAGATTCATTATTGAATGTAGGAAGTCTTAAACTATTAGAAGTTTATAACGAAAAAATGAATAATACTGAATTTAATACAGCGATGGAAAATTGGTTCCAGTTGGCTGAGTCGATTGAAAATTATTATAGTTATTATGACGAAGATGTAAATTTTGATGTTAACTTCCATACTCCAACAAGATTACATTTAGGTGGAACTCCACTTGATCATTCTTTAGTTGTTATGAGAGATTACTTAGAAGATTTCAAACTTAATCACAATATAGATATTTTAAGTCTAATTACATTGACTGATGGTTCCTCACATGGTTGCATGTCAGGAAACGCTCATATTGTTGATAGACAAATTAATAGGGTTTTCAATATGAAGGGTAGTAGAAGAGCTACTCACAGACTTCTAGAGTGGATTCAAGAAACAGTTGGTGTTAGAACTATTGGATTTTATATAACTAACTGTAAAGGCACTAATGTTACTTATGAAGGTTCTAACTTCTGTGGAACTGATTATGACTATTTCGGTGATGAATACGAAAAACATAAAAAAGATTTTAATAATCTTTCAACATCATTTACAGATGGTTGTTATGATTTAGCCATTCTAATTAATCAAAAGAAATTAAAGTTGAATTACAATGAAGATGAACTCAATGTAAAATCAATAGAAGAAGGTGCTAACAAAGGGACTCTAAAAAGAGCTCTTGTAAAAGCAGGTAATAGTAAAATGAAACAAAGAGTGATCTTGAATCAGTTCGTAGGACAAATGGCAGTATGATAAAAAACTTGAAACCGCAGGAACACTTTTGTTATACTATATACATAATGAAAAATAATCAGTTAAATAGTGAGGTAAATATATAATGATTAAATTAACAGCTCAACATGAGAAATTTATAGACGCAGCGGCCGGACTTTATCCGGGACAAGCTGAGTTTTCACTTTCACAAATTAAAAAAATCGTGAAAGAAACAGGATGTCCAAATCCTTCTTGGTTAAAAAAACCAAATTACAGAGTAGGTCATGGGACTTATTCATTAGAACTAGCGGGAGTCGCAGTTCAAAACAATGTAGTTGATCTTCCAGTAAGTCCTACATCAACAGGAGCAGTCAATGTTCTGATGAATGATATATCAGTTATTCCAGAAACTGTTAAAGAATATGTTCCATTCGGACATTTTACAGATTTAAAATCAATCGTTAGCTCTGGATTATTCTTTCCAGTCTTTATAACAGGTTTATCAGGAAATGGTAAAACTATGATGGTTGAACAAATATGTGCCAAACTCAAAAGAGAATGTTACAGAGTTAATGTTACAGTTGAGACTGATGAAGATGATTTAATCGGTTCAAATACTTTGGTCGATGGAAACATTGTTTTCAGAGAAGGTCCAGTTCTTAAAGCCATGAGAAAAGGAGCAGTTCTTTTAATTGACGAAATAGATTTAGCGTCAAACAAAATTATGTGTCTTCAATCAATTCTTGAAGGTAAAGGATACTTAAACAAAAAAACAGGAGAATATGTTTCTCCAGAAAAAGGATTTACAGTAATCGCCACAGCGAATACTAAAGGTAAAGGTTCAGATGATGGAAGATTCATCGGAACTAATGTTTTAAACGAAGCTTTCTTAGAAAGATTCTCAATCACAATGGAACAAGAATATCCATCAAACGCTATTGAGAAAAAAATTCTTGTTAAAGAATTTGAAAAACTTGAAGTTATAGATTCTGGAGACTTTGTTAATAACTTAGTCACTTGGGCTGATGTTATTAGAAAAAGTTTTTACGAAGGAGCGATTGATGAATTAATTTCAACAAGAAGATTAGTTCACATAGCCCAAGCTTTCAAAATGTTTGATAACAAAATGAAAGCGATTGAAATGTGTGTCGCGAGATTCGATTCTGAAACTAAAGCGACTTTCCTAGACCTCTACACTAAAGTAGATGCCGAGGCAGTCGAAGTTACAGAAGATGATGAAGACCCATCAATTGCTGATTATGTAGAATCAAAGGATTATGAAGATCCAAATAATGAAGAAGATTTATTTTAATGATTACCTCGGTCTCTCTCCTAGAGTTTGTTCTGAACAAAGGGAGAGGGATTTTTTCCGAGATAAATACTATAAGAGGTATGACAAAGTATGACACAATTTGATGATAGGGTAGAACACCAAAGACTAAAATTAGAAGCAGAACAATGGGCCAATGGTATAAAATCTATACATGCACATCAAATAAAATCTATGTGGTATGACGATAGACCTCAAGATACAGATGAAAGTCCTGTAATGGATATTCAATATAACGATGGTAGAATTGAAAGAAAAATTCAAGCAACGGGTAAAGTTGTTTGGTTCGGTGAACAAGTAAAAGGTGAAGAATTAATTCATGCTTATACAAGAGGTGGTATCTAATGCAACAGATGGATTTGTTTGAAAATACTGTGACCGGAAAAGTCACTGGAAAAATATCTCAAATGGAATTTGGTGTTCTTAAAGACAAGTGCAGCAAACCAGTAAGATATGTTTATGGGACATACGAAGAAGTAGAAGCGTATGCAGAGAAAGAGGAGTTGTGGGTTGATCGATATTTAGATCATGTTAATCCATCAACTGTTCAAAAGAATTTTTTATATGTGGGTCAAGGGAATGACCCATATGAATTACAAATAGGATTCAACTATGAGACACATAAGAAAATAGTTGATGATTCATTTTAGGAGAAACAATGGAATTTTTAACAAACTTATTTTGGTTGCCAATAAACTCACTTGAATTAATATTCAATTTAGGATTATGGGCTTTAGTAGGTTATATAATTTACGAAGGTGTTCGTAAATACAGAGAACAATAATAGGGGCTTCGGCTCGGGCAGGGACAGGAAATCGACCTTATACAAAGAGGACAATTTATTCTAGCTCTTGTAGTATAGACAGCGTTTCCATCCCGCCAGATTTTGAATTATGATTTTATATTTAGAAAAACAATTAGATGAAGCATATGATGTTTATAGAAAGAATCAAATTAAACATGATGCTGCTTTCATATCTAAAGAAAACTTTAGGACAATGTTTGAAGAACTAATGGATGTAGTTTACGCAGATGTCTCCGATTGAGTTTAAAAGTAAATTTGGACCAGGTAAATGTTCCAAATGTGGTGTATACATTGAAGAAGATGTTGAACTATATGTTGCAACTAATCTTTCAGGTAGACCAAGTTTAGTTAAAGATCAATTAGTATTAATTGATCCAGAGTTTTGTGAGAAATGTTATGAAAAAGTTTCGGGGCGGTAGCTCAGTAGGGAGAGCGTCTGGTTTGCATCCAGAAGGTCGTGGGTTCGATTCCCTCTCGCTCCACCAGATTCGCTATCGTAGCTCAGTTGGTAGAGCAGCTGATTTGTAATCAGCAGGCCGTCAGTTCAAATCTGACCGATAGCTCCAGTTTATATTATGAATAAAAGACAAAAGAAAGCGTTAAAAGAATCAGTAGTTACGGTGTTCACCGGCATGTTGATTAATTGGCCTGTATCTATTGTCTTTTTATATTTGTTTATAGATATAATGAAGTTGGGTATATTAGAAGCATCGGTATACATGACAATGGGATTTACTATTGTCGCACTTGTTAGAGTGTATATAATCCGAATGATATTTGAAAAAGATAATGAAAAGAGTGAGAAAAAATTATGATACAAGAATACAATTACAAAAGACCACTTAAAGAATATTGTTATGAAGAAGGCGATTTCTTTGGTGGCGTTCAAAAACTTTATCAGTTCGATAACAAAAAAGGAGCTAGTGTTATTCGACACGAAGGCTCTTACGGTTACGATAGTGGTAAATGGGAATTAGCTGTTTTAAATGAAACTGGAGAGATAGATTATTCTACAGAAATAACAAATGATGTTATTGGACATTTAGAATGGAAACAAGTATCTAAAATTCTGAGGGAAATACAAGCACTATGAAATTTGGACCAGAACATTACAGACCTCTTATCGAGGAGTTGACAATAAAAGAATCAGGAATAAATGGTTTGGGATTACACGCAACAGAAGATTTAAAGGCTGGTGTTTTTCTTGGAGTAACTCATGTATGGGAAACAAAAAGGTGGGATTGGATAAGAACGCCTCTTGGCGGATTTATAAATCATTCAGATAATCCTAATTGTTTTATTAATATGAACATACATTATCATGATGGCCAACAAAGAGAATTATATACAACTAAACCAATTAAAGCGGGTGAGGAATTAACAGTATTCTATACAGTAGGATATGATGATATTGTAGAAGTATGAGTAAGGGAAGTAGAAGAAGACCAGAGAAAGACGGACAATACCAAGATCAATGGGAGAAAATCTTTGGCAAGAAAAAACCAGAAGTTAAAGAACACAAAAAGACACCCAAACATGCTGTGACTAAAGTTCATAGAGACAAAACAAAATATAATAGAAAGACGCTTACAAGACCAGAAAATGTTTATCAACCATTTAATGGTGGTAAAGGTGGATAGGGGCTTGACACTACAGCGTTTTGTAGTATAATAGATACATGAGTTTGAAAAATATAGATTATAAATTTAGTGAAGGAGAACTAGTAAAGGAGTTGGGTCAATATATTGATTCAACATATTCTAGAGATAAAGGTTCACATTATAATCAAAATAAATTTCAAGCAACCGAATTTATAATAGATGGTGGTCATGGAGAAGGATTCTGTATAGGAAACATTCTCAAGTATGCTCAACGCTATGGTAAAAAAGAAGGCTATAATCGTAAAGACTTATTAAAGGTTTTACATTATGGTATAATAGCACTTCATGTGCATGACATTAATAATGGAGAAAGTGATGAAATTAAGTAACAATACACTTAATTTGTTGAATAATTTTTCAACAATAAATTCCGGTATAACAGTTAAGGCCGGTAATCAAATATCAACTGTATCAGCGATGAAAAATATCTTCGCGAAAGCCGTCATAGATGAAACATTCGAACAAGAACATTCAATCTATGACTTATCAGAATATCTCGGAGCAGTATCATTGTTTGATACACCAGACTTCGAGTTCAATGGAGAATCAGTTAATGTAATAGAAGGCGATAATTCTGTTACATATTATTACGCTGACCCTCAAATGGTTATATCACCACAGAAAGATATAACAATGCCTGAACCAGAAATTAGTTTTGATTTAGATGATGAAGTATTAACAAGTTTATTAAAAGCTTCGTCAGTATTATCTTTACCTGATATGGTATTATCTAGTGATGGAACAACAGTTCAATTAACAGTCAAAGACAAGAAGAACGCTACATCTAATGTTTATAGTAGAACGGTTGCTCAAGGTAATGGTTCAACTTTTGAAATGTTTTTGAGAATGGAAAACATTAAAGTTTTGAGTGGTAATTATACAGTCTTTGTATCATCAAAAGGAATAGCTCACTTTACTAATAGAGACATTGCAGTTGAATACTTCATAGCTCTAGAACCCGATTCAAATTATAATGAAGGGTAGTAATGAAAGAAGATTTCCTTTGGGTTGAAAAATACAGACCTAGGAATATTTCAGATTGTATTCTTCCAACAGAAACAAAAAAGATATTTCAAGATTTTGTAGATAATAAAGAAATTCCAAATCTGTTATTGTGTGGAACAGCTGGTGTTGGTAAAACAACTGTAGCGAAAGCACTATGTAATGAATTGGATGCAGACTTTGTAATGATCAATGGTTCAGAAGAAAGAAACATTGATACTCTAAGAGTCAAAATTAAACAGTTTGCATCAACAGTTTCACTAGGTGGTGGTCCAAAGATTGTAATATTAGATGAAGCCGATTATCTAAATCCTCAATCTACTCAACCAGCACTTAGAGGTTTTATAGAAGAATTTTCAAAGAATTGTAGATTCATCTTTACTTGTAATTATAAAAACAGAATCATTTCTCCATTACATTCAAGATGTAGTGTTGTTGATTTTACTATTGAATCAAGTCAGAAACCACAAATAGCTAATGGAATTTTTCAAAGAATATTAGATATTCTTAAAGGAGAGAACATAGATTATAATGAACAGGTTGTTGTTCAATTAATTCAAAAGTTCTTTCCAGACTTTAGACGAGTTCTAAACGAATTACAGAAGTATTCAGCTTCTGGAAAAATTGATAGTGGAGTTCTAGCTAACTTAGATGATGAATCATTAAGTGAAGTTTTAGGATTTATCAGAGACAAAGAATTCTCAAAAATGAGAAAATGGGTAGCGCTAAATATACATAATGATCCACAAGCGATCTATAGAAAAATATATGATGCGTTGTTTCTTAGAATGGAAAATAATAGTATACCTCAAGCAATTATTATCTTGAGTGATTATACATACAAGTCAGCATTTGTAGCTGATCAGGAAGTTAACATGGTAGCATGTATGACTGAATTGATGATGGAGTGTAAATTAAATTGAAGTATCAAGTAATAAAAACATACGGGAATGAGACAGGTCATTCATGTGCATTTAGACAATGGAGAGCAGACTCTCATTGTAATCTAATTCATGGTTATGCTTTAGGATTTGAAATAACATTCGAAGCAGATAAGTTAGACGATAGAAATTGGGTAATTGATTTCGGAGACTTAGGTGTTTTGAAAAAAATGTTAAAAGAAATGTTTGATCATACAACTGTAATAGCAGCTGATGATCCAATGTTAGATCACTTTATAACTTTGAAAACTCTTAATCTAATTGATTTAAGATTAATGGATAATGTAGGGTGTGAAGCGTTCGCTAAGTATGTATATAAATTTTGTGAGAGAGAACTAGCTGACGATAGAGTTAAAATAAAATCCGTTCGTGTATTCGAACATGGAGCAAACAGTGCTGTATTCGGAAATTTTTAAAAGTATTCAAGGTGAAGGACACTATACAGGTGTTCCAACAACTTGGTTGAGATTCTTTGGTTGTAATCTTGAATGTCAAGGTTTTGGCCAAGATGATCCAACTGATCCTTCAACATATAAACTTCCTTATTTAGAACATGATTTAATTGATGTTAAGACTGTTGAAGATTTACCTGTATGGAAGTATGGGTGTGATTCATCTTATTCTTGGAGTAAGAAATATGCTAAACTTCAAAAGAAAGAAACAGAAAAGGAAGTCGCGAAGAAATTATTTGATCAAATGTATGATCAAAATACTCATATAGCTTTTACAGGTGGTGAACCTTTGATGAAAGCGGCACAAAAGAAAACTATAAAGATTTTAACAGAAATGGAAGGACTTTGTATTGAAACATTTGGTAAAAGATTTAAATACATTACTTGGGAAACAAATGGAACTAGACCTCTAGAGCCATCATTACAAAACTATTTAATGCAATTTAAAGATCAAGTAGAATATTTCTTTTCAGTTAGTCCGAAGATGTTTAATACAAGTGGTGAGAAAGACGCAGTGTGTCCAGATATAGTAAAAGAATATTATGATTTATCAGATGGTGTTGGACAATTAAAATTTGTATGTAATGGAAGTGATGCATCTTGGGACGAAATAGAAAACGCAATAGCCACATTCAGACATTCTGGAGTTATGTATCCAATTTGGATTATGCCTGTTGGAGCTACAGAAGAATCACAAGATGAATTGGCTAAAGAAATAACAATACAAACAATGGAACGAGGATATAATGTAGCCGCTAGAGTTCATTGTTATATCTTTGGTAATCAAATAGGAACATGAAGATAGATAGAGATAAATTTTTACCAAAAGGTGATGAAAAACTTTTTAAGAAAGAAGAATGGATATCATCTGACCAAATGGATTGTGAGAATAAAGTTTTAAATCTCCCACTATTACATGACGCGTTTGATAGAGTAACAATACAACATCAACCTATACAACATACAGTATTCTTATCTTTATGCACAGCCACTAGACCATATTACCATAGTAAGAAGTGGGAGAAATATATTTATCATTTTAAAAATAAAGTTGATATGATTGTTGTATCTAATGGTGGGTTTATACCAGAATCTTTTTGGGAGAGTTGGCCGTTTTTAAATTATGAAGCTGGTCCACATGAAGATGATATCTTATATAAGAAAGTAATGTATAAAAGAATGCATAAATTCTTTAAAACAAACGCATATAAGTATGTCATAGCCAATTTTAATCCACGACAGCGGAACTATGAACCTGCAGAACAGTCATTAAGAGAGCTAAAGGAAGAAGGTTACATTCAAGATTATGTTTTAACACCAAGTTCAGAGTTATATAAAAAGGCTCAACAAGATGGATTTAGAGGTCCGAATGGTGCTGGAGATATGTTTCCAGATTTACATAAATTTATTTTGAATGATATTATAAATGAAGTAGAACGATTTGGATATGATAAATCCAAATTACCAAAAACAATATTTGACTTATGAAAATAGAAACAAAAAATATAGATGAAAATGTATTAGTGGTTTTATCTGGTGGATTAGATTCATCAGTTACTACAATGATGTGCGTTAATCAATACGGAAACGATAGAGTTCACGCTATCACTTTTGATTATAATCAGAAACAGAAATTAGAAATTGAGAAAGCAAAAGAACTAACAAGCGAGTTGGGTATTAAACATACAATTCTTGATTTAACAGTATTAGGAGAGATAGCAGCACCTATGTCGGCTAATATATCAGGAACAGATGTTAACATGCCAAACATTAAAGAAGTGTTGGGAGATCCACAACCTGTAACTTATGTTCCATTTAGAAATATGATTTTACTATCCTTGGCCTTATCACACGCAGAGGTTCATGATTGTAAAAAGATTTATACAGGATTACAGGTTCATGACGAATATGGTTATTGGGATACAACTCAAAAATTTGTAGATTCAATGAATGCCGTTGCTAGTCAGAATAGACAAAAGAATATAGAGATAGTTGCTCCTTTTAGTAAAATGTCAAAGGCGGAAGAAATAGAAGTGGCCATAGAGTTAGGACAATTCGATTTACTTAAACATACATTAACTTGTTATGATCCTATTGGAGTATTGTCATGTGGTGAGTGTCCGTCATGTGCAGAAAGAATAATGAATTTTATGAAAGTAGGTCGTAAAGACCCTATTCCATACGATAAAGAAATAGATTGGAGATTATAATGTGTGCAATATTTGGTAGTAAAGATAAAGACAAGTTTTTAGAACTTGCAGAACTTAATCAATATAGAGGAAGCTTTGCTCATTCGACAACTGTATTTCAGACGGGTAAGTTTCAACATTATCATGACGCTGAAAAGGTTATTCATATAACAACTAATACAGGTGAAGGTGAGTTTAAAGATTCAATAACAATGGCAGAAGATGAATACAAAACAACATATTATCTTGGTCATGTTCAAGCGCCAACGACAGATAGTATAGAAACACACCCGTCAAAAATTGATGGCGATTTACTATGGCACAACGGAATTATAAAAGATTATCAAGTTCAAGAATGGAAAGAAGAACTTGGTAATGTAGATTGGGATACTGAATTACTACATAGACATTTAGTTCTAGGTGGTAAGTTAGATAATGTTGACGGCACATTTAGTTGTGCTAGATACTCAAAGGATAATTTGTATCTATTTAGAAATGAAATTAGTCCTTTGTTTTATGATGATGATATGAATATATCGTCAACTAAATTTAATGATTCATTAGAAACAGAAGCAGGTGTTATGTATCTAATGGATTTAGTGAAAAATAATCTTGAACCAATGTCTAGGTTTGAGACTAAAGAAAACCCATATTACTTTGGGTAATTATATTATGGAGAAATTATGAAGACAGATAGAAAATTGGGATTAAAAGTTGCAGAACATTTAGTCCAAAATGGTGTAGAGACACCAATTACAGAAACCGCGTTAACAGACGAGGAGAAGATAGAACTAATCAGAGACAACATGGAAATTGTTGTTGATGTTTTAGGTTTAGATAGAGAAGATGATTCAATATCAGGAACTGCAGATAGAGTTGCTAAAATGTATGTTTCTGAATTGTGTTCAGGATTATCATATACTAACTTTCCAAAAGTATCAGTATTTGAAAACAAAATGGGATATGATCAAATGATTATACAAAAAGATATTACATTTCATTCATTATGTGAACATCACTTAGTCAATTTTAATGGTATGGCTCAAGTAGCATATATTCCTAATGGTCATGTAATAGGGTTATCAAAATTAAATAGAATTGTAAACTTCTTTGCAAGAAGACCACAAGTTCAAGAAAGAATGACAGAACAAATTTATCATGCATTAGAATATATTTTAGGGACTGATAATATTGCTGTTCTTGTTCAAGGAGAACATCTTTGTGTAAAGTCTAGAGGGATTGGAGATCAAGCTTCTGGTATGACTACATCTAAGTTGGGTGGATACTTTTTTCACAAACATTCTGTAAGATCAGAATTTATGAGTTTGGCAACATCATGAAGTTTGAGTATGTAGTATCCGGGTTAACTATGGGGATTGATGATCTCTATTATAACGCCGAGACAGCCAAACCATATATTCATAGAATGAATGAAAAGATTATTAGTATGGATACAAAATATGATAATCAGAATATGTCAATCTTGTTTAATGCTCATACAGAAAAAAGACATGGTATTACAATGAATGATACCATGAAACATAGTTGGAATAGAATATTTGCTGATTCAGGTGGATTACAATTAGCCAGAACTCCAAAAGGAATCACACCAGAAGTAAAAGATAAAGTTTATGAACATCAATCTAAGTATTGTGATGTCGCCATGATTTTTGATCTATTACCTGTTGAATATGATTTAACACTAACAGGTGGTAATTCTATGAAAACTTCTTCTGTTGGTAGAAGATTTAATCGAAGTGATATAGATAGATGTGCGGTAGAAACATCTGATAATGTTAAGAGACAAATTGAAATATTTAAAAAGAATGATTCAGATGCAAAGATCATGTTAATCTCACAAGGTGCTGATGTTGATTCTTGGAGTAGATATATTGAAACAGTTTGTAATGGATTAGATGATGAAGAAATAGAAACAATGTGTTGTGGAGTCGCTCCGGGTTCTCAGGCAATAGGTAATCATTTTGTTCATAGAATGGAAATGATTTATTCAATAAAAGAATATCAAGTTCCAGATTCTTTAAAGAAAAATATTCACTTGTTGGGTGTAGGTAATCCACAGGCGTTGATGCCATTTTTAGTATCACCTGATTACTTTGATTTTGTTGATACTGTGTCGTATGATTCTAGTTCACATGCTTCATCTTGGTTTTTCTCTAGATATAGGGATAAGAATTATATTCAAAGAACAATGGATATACCTATTTCTAGTAAAAGAAGTTTAACTGATATTGTTCAGAATCAATTATTACCTATTATTGAAGATATTATGAACGATCATGAAGAAGCATTCAAAGAATTTGGTATTACAGATCCTATGAGATTAATAAATGATTCAACAAAATGGTCAGTTGATAATAAAGATAAAGAAAGAAAATTTATTAAAGATGGTTGTATGCCGGGATATCATTTATTAGTATGGCATTGGGTTATGAATACTATTCAACATTTTATGGATGAATTAGATAGAAGGATTCAAACACCAACTGATACAAATGGGTTATCTCATATAAAAACTTATGACGAGTTTACGAGATATTGGTTACCAAGACAAAGGGCACCACAGAAAGTTCCAGAGTATTGGCCAACTAGATTAGATGTATGAAACAGATAAAAAACAATAAAGTATATTATAGTTGGAAAGACTACAATAAAGATATGAGAGCTACTGATTGGATAAAGTTTGATCATGTAATAGGAATATATCGTGGAAGTTTATGCATGGCAACACATTTATCAAATGTGAGAGAAGTTCCAATGTCTATTGTAGGATTTCAAACTAGAGACGCAGAAGACAAAAAGCCTTATTGGATACATAATGCAACAGAAACAATGAAGATTGATGAATACGCAGAAGGACAAACATATTTAATCGTAGATGATATTTACGACACAGGATACACAATGAATAAAGTTATAGACTTTGTTAAAAGATCAAGAACTAAACCCTCCCCAATGCCTAGAGTATTTGGGTATTGTTTGTTCGGTAAACAGAACGCAAAAGATATTGTTTACAGTCAATCTCATGATGGCTCCTGGATTGTTTTTCCATGGGAGACATTAAGTGAACCCATTTGATTTTGTAAACTCCATTACATACACCAAAAAAGATATTATGAATGATATCAATGAGAAGGAATATGCACCTTTTCTAGTAAATCGTTCATTGTCATATCACCAAGATACCCTACTTTATGCTAATGAAATGAATCGTAGATTCGATATTTCACATAAGTTACAATATCACTATTTACTAAATAGTATTAGAAAACGAAAAAGGTTTGCCAAATGGAGTAAACCTGAGTTAGCAGACGATTTGAAAATCGTTATGGAATACTATTTAGTATCCCGAGAGAAAGCAGAAGAATATTTAACTATTTTGAGTAAAAGAGATATCGGGATTCTTAAAACAAGAATGAATAAGGGTGGAGTGAAATGAGCTATGACATAGACAATATGTTAGAAATATCATTTAAAGAAAATGATGATTTTCTAAAGATTAGAGAGACATTAACAAGAATTGGTGTCGCATCAAGGAAAGATAAAACATTATATCAATCGTGTCATATTTTACATAAACGAGGAAAATATTACCTTGTTCATTTCAAAGAACTGTTTGCATTAGATGGAAAAGATTCTTCAATAACAGAAAATGATTTAGCAAGAAGAAACGCTATAGCAAGACTGTTAGATGAATGGAATCTGTTAAAGATTGTTCGAAGTGAACAAGCATCAACACCTTTAGCACCAATGAGTCAAATTAAAGTATTACCACATAAAGAGAAAGATGAATGGAAATTGGTGGCTAAGTATAATATCGGAGTAGCCAAATAAATGATCAATGAATTATCTCTCAAAGAAAAAAGAGTTTTATTCGCAAAGTTAGCAGGTATAGCATATCATGATGTTAAAGACGCTAGACGAGAAGCAAAACTACTAGGTTTCACAAAAACAGTATTAATCGATATAGAAGGAGCACAAACTTATGTCTTCACTAGTAAGACTGATTGTGCTATAGCATGTCGTGGAACTGAACCTTCTGAAATGAATGATGTCTATGCAGACTTAGAAATATTCAAAGCAGATTCAGTATCAGGTAATAAAATACACCAAGGATTTAAAGAAGAAGTTGATAAAGTCTATAGTGAAGTTGAAAAACTTCTAGATCGAGTAGCAATCAATAAAGATATATGGGCATGTGGTCATTCACTAGGTGGAGCCATGGCAACTATTCTAGCACAAAGATTAGAATATAAAGATGGTCATGATATCGATACTCTATTCACATATGGATCTCCAAGAGCAGGTGGCCCAAAATTTTCTAGTTGGTGTGATAAACACTTAAATCATCAAAGATTTGTAAACAATAATGATGTAGTTCCTTGTGTTCCTACAGTATTTCGTTGGAGACATAATGGAGAATGTCATTATATTAAATCAACAGGTCAAGTAACAAATTTAGGCCGTTGGTCTTCTGAAAGAATTAGAGATAAGGGTTGGTCATTATTAAAAACTATCTTTAAAGGGAGATTAGATTTGATCGCTGATCATAATATAGATGATTATATACTACATCTAGAAAATGATCAGTTGTTTGAAGAATTAACCAAAGACTAAAATGTATTTTCTTCTTATATTATCATTAAAGAGTATTCTTTCCTCTATTATCGGTTCAAGTTTTTATAATTGGTTCAGAACTACAACTTTCGGTATCTGGTTTCAAACTAAATTAAATTCATTCATGGAGTATTTGTCAGATAAATATGATATAGAACTGGCAAAGAAGCAATCAAAGTTTGAAGCTGATTATCCATTAATGATGAAAAGGATAGAAGAAATAGAGAAGAAAGTAAATGAAAAGTCTTAAAGAATTTACAAATTTATCGGAAGATATTAAACCCTATAACATTCTAGTTATAGGACATTCTGCAGCTGGTGTTAGAGACACTAGTAGAGAAACACCATCAACACCAATAATTGATAAAGTAGCAAAGTCATTGGGTATTAAAATGTCTCATGCTGACTTTGTAGGTTTACATATTAATAAAGTTAATGGAGGACATGAGGTTTATTCGTTTCCATTAGATGATGATTTAGAAGTTCAACTACCTGATTCACAAGGTAATGTTAAATATCAAAAACCAATAAAAATAAATCCAGCTGATTGGATAATTATGCCAAGAGGGCTAGGAACACTTGGATTTACAGGTAGTAGAAATTGGTATGATATGATATCAGATTTAGAAGACGAAGGTTATTTTATTTTAAATTCTATTGATTGTTTTGACTTATGTAATAGTAAATACAGAAGTTATTTAAAATTTTTACAGCACGATATAAGAACACCAAAAACAGAAGCTATTGTTCATTCAGAAACTATTGAAGAATCTTTTGAAAGACTAGATACAGACTTTCCAGTAATATTAAAATCATCAACAGGAACACAAACAGGAGTTGGAGTTGTTGTAGTAGAAAGTATGCGTTCATTAAAATCATTAGTTCAAATGATATTATTATACAATAAGTATCTTCCTGTTATAATTCAAGAATATATTAAAATAGATTATGATATAAGAGTTGTAGTTAGTGAAGGTAAAGTAGTCGGGGCCATGAAAAGAAATGTTATGAGTGATGATGTAAGAAGTAATGTATCTTTAGGAGCTACGGCCGAAGCAATAGAACTAACAGATTTAGAAATATCAGAATCAATTCGAATAGCCGAAGAATTCGGAGGTAGAATACTTGGAGTTGATTTATTACCTTCTAACAACAGAGAAAAAGAACCACCATATTGTCTAGAAGTTAACGCTAATCCGGGATTAAATGGTATCGAAGAAGTCTCAGATTCACCCACCAAAAAGATACTAAATTCATATAAAGATAGGACAATTTGGCCGGTTTTGACGCCATAACTCTTATAAATACTATAGCAAACCTAAAAAAAGGAGTAAATATGATAGATTTCATTAAGGCTAGATTAGCCGAAAGAACATCATGGGACGGCATTACAATATGTGGAATGGCACTATTAGTAATTGTCGCAGCACCTGTAGTCAAATTATTGGCTTGGCCAGCTTTAGTTTATGGACTCTGGACTATCTATTCAGAAGAATAGATGATCGTAGAATTAACTGAGGAAGCTATAGTCAAGCTTCAAGAGAAAACTTCAAAAGAAAACAACAGAAACATTCGAATTGGAGTTAAGGGTAGTGGTTGTAATGGTTATTCTTATGAGTTCGATTTTTTAAAAGGCGAACCAGAAGAATTGGATCTAGAAGTAAATTATGGAGCTTTTAGTATCTGGACAAACCGAGAATCAGTAGAGTATCTACATGGTATGCAACTAGACTATCAATATCAGGGTATCAATGAAGGTTTCACTTTTATAAACCCTAACGCCTCAGCCTATTGTGGTTGTGGTGAATCATTCTCAATATAAATTTATTAAAAACTTAAAGAGAGGCACTTTTGTGTCTCTCTTTTTTTATAAATACTAGTATTAATGGAGAATTTATAAGATGGATATATTAGGACTGATCGCAGAGGTCGGTGCACCAATTGCAGGAGCTCTAGTAATGGGGTTCTTTATCTTTCTAGTTCTAAAACAGATTTTAGACGGAGTGATAGATGATATCAAAACATTAACAGGTTTCTGTAAAATGTTAGAAGATAGAGCAAGAGTTGGGAGTAATGAGTTGATTAAGATTGACTTATTAGTAAGTAGTGCATTAGAGTTAACACCACCAATCGATAGAGTAGCAAGAGCTGAAAACTACAGAACAAACGAAAAGGGTATCCCACAGAATGTTAAATTAGATGTGAGGCGAGACTGATGGACGGAATGGACGCGTTAGCACAAGCTATAAGTGATTTTGGATTTCCAATTATATTGGCTTTGGGAATGGGATATTTCATATATTTTGTATGGAAATATATCACAGATAAACTAGAGCCAGAATTAGAGACTATGCATTATGCTCTTATTAAGTGTATAGACGCTAATAGAATGTTAGATAACGATATGATACGCCTTCAACAAAAGGTTAAAGTAGTATTAGAATATCGTGAAAGACAAATGTTATTAGAAGATGCAGAGGAAAAAGAAGCTCTGGCGGAGAAGAAAAAGAAATGAAGAAATTCTGGAATAAATTAATATCAGCTAAATTTCATATTGGTTGGGTATTTTTTACATTTATATGTTTAATGTCTTTATTAATCAGCCTCGCTGTTAGTGGAGATGAAATGGCACACAAATTTAAAAATCCTAGTTTTAGTGGTATAGGCACATCGGCACACTATCTTACTATTGAAAACCAGGAAAAATCAAGGCGAGATGCTATACAGAAAGATATAGAATCAGCCTTATTAGCAGCTCAAAGAGAGGCTGAAAATACTACTATGGCTAAGTTCATGAGGAATTTAGAGAGTAGAATTTATTCTCAACTTTCTAAACAGTTAGTTGAGTCATTATTTAAACAATGTGATCTTACAGTAGACCCTAGTTGTGTAGCAGCTACATTTGGTAGTTTTGCATTAGAAGGTAATACTATTAGTTATACAAAGACCGCTTGTGACACAAGCACAATGACAGGGTGTATAACTGGTGAAGAAGTAATAGTATTAACTATCGTAGCTGAGGATGGAACAGAGACAGTAATAACCATTCCGATCGGGAATGGAACATTCGGGGGCTAGGTGAATCTTAAAATAGGATTAGGTATTATTAGCCTACTGCTAATATCGGGTTGTGCATCCGTAGTAAGTGTTAAAGGTGTGCACGATAAAAACTGTGTTGGATTTGTTGAATGTTCAGAAGAACCAGAAGTTATAGAATTACCAACACACGAAAAATTATTGGGGTTACCACCAGCTGTAGAAAAACCGGTTATAGCAATATACAAGTTTTTAGACAAGACTGGTCAAAGAAAACAAAAAGGTGACGCGGCCATGTTTAGCACGGCAGTAACACAAGGTAGTGAAACAATGTTAATAGATGCATTGAAGACTGCTGGGAACGGAACATGGTTTAGAGTAGTAGAAAGAGTTGGAGTTGATCACTTAACTAGAGAGCGTTCAATAGTAAGATCAACTAGAGAATCATATGGAGAAGAAAAGAAATTAGCTCCATTATTATTCGCAGGAATTATTTTAGAAGGTGGAATTATTGGGTATGATACCAATATTGAAACTGGAGGAAGAGGTGCTAGATATCTTGGCATAGGTGCACAACAAGCCTATAGGAGAGATATCGTAGTAGTTCACTTGAGAGCCGTTAGTGTTCTTACCGGTGAAATTATATTAAATGTACAAACATCAAAGACTATTTTATCGGTCGCACAGGGATTTGATGTTTTTAAATTCGTTGAGATGGATACTCAATTAGTAGAAGTCGAAGACGGAATGACCGAGAATGAGAGTGTAACCAGAAGTGTTCGATCAGCGATCGAAGCTGCTGTTTACGAATTAATACTCCAAGGTGATGAACGAGGATTTTGGACCATTCAATGGCCTGTAACAGAAACTAAAATTAAAGAAGAAGTTTCTGAGGTTTTTGAAGAAGTTGAAATCGTTGTAGTTACTGAGGAAGAGGAAAATAATAACGAGGAAAATAAAAATGAAGAAAATATTGAATAAGGTATTATTCTTTACATTATTCACACCTACATTATTGTTCGCTGCCGCCACAACGGATAACGAAATTAAACTTGATCAAACAGGTGATACTCTTACATTAACGATTGATCAGATTGGTTATGGTAACAAAATCTGTGGAACTATATCTAGTGGTGTTTGTGGAACAGCAATGGTAATTACAGGAACAACTAATACAATTAACATGGATATGATCGGTAATCTTAACCAAATATATGGACCAATGATTCTCGACCAATCTACTTATAGTGTTAATTTGACAGGTAATAGTAATATATGGGATCAAACTATTGGAGCATCAGGTTCAGCCGATGCATCAAACTTGTTAGCAACTTGGACAGGTAGTTCAAATACTATGAACTTAGATTGGGGAGCAGCTCAATCTTCTGAAAGACTAGATTTTGATTTAGATGTTTCAGGTAGTTCTAATGTATTTACAACTGTTATCGAAGTTGACGATGCAAGATATGATGTAGATGTTACAGGTAGTTCTAATGATGTTAATACAAATATGACAGATGGAGCATATCATAAAATTGATTTAGAATTAATTCAATCTAGTGGTAATATTGATATTGTTCAAAGTTCTGGAACTTGTCCTACAGGTATAAGTTCATGTCATAGTGAATTAATAGCGGATTTTGATAGTGAAAATGCAACGATTACAATTAATCAAAAAGATACTGGCGATTAATGTTTGTCTATTTACTACTTTTGTTTATGCAAATGATATAGGTGATATAACTGAACACAATGGTAGTTCAGGTATAGTAAGAGATACAGGTGAAACTTTAGCTGGTGGAATCGGAGAAGATATATTCTTTAAAGATTCTATAGAAACAGCTCAAGGTAGAATGAACATCAAGTTTATTGATGAAACAAACCTGAAGCTTACAGAGCATACTGAGGTAGTAATAGATGAATATTACTTTGATCCAGATCCTTCAAAGTCAAGAATGGCTATGAAGTTTGTATCTGGAACAGCTAGATTTACAACAGGTAAGTTGGGTCTAGTTCCAAAGGAAAATATTGTAATCACAACACCAACGGCAACGATTGGTGTCAGAGGGACGAGCTTTACAACTAGTGTTGATGAACTCGGTAGAAGTTTAGTGATTCTTTTACCCGAAACAGAATGTACGATAGACGGAGATTGTAGTCCGTCTGGAGAAATAACAGTTACGAATGAAGGTGGCGTAGTTGTTTTGAATGAAGCATTTCAGGCTACAATGGTGTCAAGTTTATCGACACCACCAATACAACCTGTAGTGTTAGATAATATTATGAATTTAGATTCAATAGATAATATGTTTATTGTTTCACCACCTGCAGCTGTTCAAGACGCTACAAATGACGAAGCGGAAGCTCGTGATGATAGTAGCGACAGTCTTCTAGATTTTAATGATTTAGATATAGATTATTTAAAAGAAGATTGGGACGAGGGTGAAGAAGATTTAGATTTTAATGAATTGGATATGGATTTATTAGATGTTGACTTTCTTCAAGATGTGCTTAAACTGTTTGAAGAAATAAATATAGTAAAACAAAGACAAAGAGCAAAAGCGGGGTCAGGTGATACTTCTGGAAACATAATTGGAACATCACTAGGTTTTGATAAGACAACGCAATATAATACAATAATAGATGAAGGTGCTGGTCAAATATGGTTTTATAGAGAAGTTAATGGAATCATAGATATCAGAATACCAATAGAGTCGAGTGTAAAAATAGAGAGTGAAAATGAAGGTGTTACAAATTCAATCATTGTTAATGATGGCGATAGTGTCGTTATTATCATTAAACAGTCTGGCTGATAATACTAATAGTATTCAGATAGATCAAGTCGCCAGTGGTGGTGAGAACTTGGTATTACTTATTGATCAAATAGGGTATAATAACAAGATATTTTTCTCTATAGGTGATGGCGACGATATGAATATTAATATAAAACAAGAAGGTAATAATAATGAGTTAGGTTGGACTAATGATTCTCCAAGTTGGGGTTCTGGTGCAGCTTGGGGTGGAGATGTTGATTATGATGATCAAGAGTTAAAGTTATGGCAGAACTGTTCAGAAACAGTTTGTAATAAAAATGATATTCAGTTTCATATAAGTTATGGAACAAATAATAAATTTTGGTGGGCTCAAGGATATACAATAGACAGTAGAACTGATACATCATGGTCAAAAGACACTTATGATAAGGGTGGCCACAAAGTTACAGCAGATATACATGGTAGTAATAATGTGGTTGTAGGACATCAAAATAATTGTTCAACAGGAGCATGTGATGGACACACCGCTACTATATATCTTTATGGAAATAATAATTCTGTATATGGTAAACAAGTTCATGACGGAGAAAAAACATTTACTTTCAGAGCTAATAATAGTAATAATACAGTGGATTATGAACAACAAGGAACAGGAGAACACAACGCGAATATAATTTTAAATGGTCCATATGGAACAGATTTAGATTTACTGCAGAAAGGTAGCACTGATCAAACATATTCATTAACACAAACTTGTAATACATCAAGTGGGTGCACTATAGGAGTTACACAACAATAATATGAGGACATTATGCTATATAATATTTGGCAATTTTGTAAAGAATATCCTGGTTGGGCAGCCGCATTCTTCTTTTGTGGATGGATGATAGGTTCAACTATAAAATATTCAATGCAAATCACATGAGTATGAAAGCGAAAATAATTAGGTTTCTAGAGTATTTACTTATTAAGATAACAAGATTATGAATAAACTTCCAATGTGGTTAATCGCAATACTAGTCTATACGATTGGTGGTGGCCTTATGCTATTAGTATTATTATATCTATGAAACTAACTTCTATTTGGTCATGTATAATTGTTCTTGTTGGATTGATAGGATTACGCGTAAGTGATCCAGATATAGTAGAACAACTCAGAGTAATCAATTTTGATTATTATCAGAAAGCAGAAGAACAAGTTCAAAACGAATCAATAGTTCTTATTGATATCGGAGAAAAATCTCTAGAAACATTTGGTCAATGGCCATTTCCAAGAGTTCAATTCGCACAATTAATATCAGATTTAAGAAATACTAATGCAGGTATTATATCATTCACACCAATGTTCGCTGATGTAGATAGATTTGGTGGAGATGAAGTATTCGCATCATGGGTAAAAGATAATGGTATCGTACTGGCTAGTACCACAAGCGTACGAGGAGTCGAAAGTGTCGCACCTCATGTAGGAACAGCTACTCTAGGTAATGGTGATGCCACAACCTTTGCATACAGATACAACTCGGTGGTAAATAATATCCATTCTGAAGTCTCATCTGGTACAGGGATGCTTTCCTCATCTCCAGAAGTTGATGGTTCAGTTCGAAGAATACCTTTAGTCATCTCAGTAGAAGACAAATTATATCCAAGTTTTGGAATGGAAGTTGTTCGTGTAATGGCTGATAAAAAATCTTACACAATGAAAGTAGAAGAAACAGGTATTGAGAATATGAGAATACCACCATACGAACCTGTAGTTACTGATTATACAGGTTCAATATATGTAGATTGGACTAATACTTTTGAGAGATATGAATATGGAGAACAGTTACCTGATTTACAAGGTAAGACAGTTATTATTGGAGTAACAGCAGAAGGAATATCACCTCTAGTTACAACACCAGACGGACTTAAATATCCTCACGAAATTCAAGCTTCAGTAATTCATACTCTTACAGGCGGTAAGCAGATTACCAGGCCTCAATGGGCTCTGCTGGGTGAGGTAAGTCTAATGTTTTTTGTGGGATTGATACTTCTCCTATCGGTATATCATTTACCGATATGGTTATCTGCTTTAGTTTTCGGTGGGAGTGTATTCGGCGTTGTCTTCGCTGGGTTTGAAGTCTTCGCTTCTGGAGTCTTGATTGATTTTTCATATCCCCTTATCTTGTTGATACTTATATTTAGTCATTCTAGCTTTAACAACTTCTATGTTCAGTTCAAATTAAAACAACAAATTAAAGGACAGTTCGGAACTTACTTATCTCCAGACATGGTAGATATGTTAGTTGAAGATCCTTCATTAATGAGACTAGGTGGTGATAGAAAAGAAATGACATTTCTTTTTATGGACATATGCGGGTTTACTCCCATAAGCGAACATTATAAAGAGAATGATGATCCAGAAGGATTAGTTGATTTAGTTAACGAATTTCTTGATGCTATGACTAAGATAATACTAAATAATGGTGGAACTATAGATAAATATATGGGCGACTGTATAATGGCATTTTGGAATGCTCCATTACCATGTGAAAATCATGCAGAGATGGCAGTTAAATCAGCAATAGAAATAGAGAAAAAAACACTTGAACTTAAAAGAATCTACAAAGACAGGAATCTTCCTGATATCAATGTTGGCACTGGTATCAATACCGGAACTTGTATTGTTGGTAACATGGGTAGTGAAACCAGATTTGACTATTCGGTTATTGGAGATGCAGTCAACCTTGCCGCTAGGTTAGAAGCAACTGCAGCTAGACATGAGTATGTAGATTATAAGACTATTATATCATCTTTTACAATGGAGCAACTATCTAAAGATTATCCATGTCACAGTATCGGAACTATTAAAGTCAAAGGCAAAGACGAACCAATAGAAATATATTCCCCAAAAACTTGATACCACAGGAACACTTTTTGTATAATATACATAATGAAGTTGAATCTTGAAAAGTGGTTGGTTGGTTGAAGATGAAAACGAAACTGGAAATGCTGGACCCGCGGTCTGGTTGGGAAAGAGTGAACACAACTTCGCGTCGAGGCCTTACGACATTAAAAAAGCTGAGAGATGAAAATGGGTTACAGTTTGAAGACTCCCATGAATTAAAACTTGATACCGCGGGAACACTTTTGTTATAATATGTATATAATGAAAAATCAGGAGAATAAATGAGTTGTCACCACAATGAAGCAGTAAAAGAAAATATCATGATGGGTATTTTAGGCATGTCTGAAGCAGATATGATTGAAGAATTAGGAGGAACAGATTATGTAAAAACATTTGATCTGAATGACTATGATTCATTAGTAGATGCATTGACAGAAAAACGATTTGATGAATCCCCTCAAGTTGAATGAAAATAAATATTAAAGAATTTCACGAATCTTATGAAGATGTTTATATCTTTTTACAAGATAATGAATTAAGAGAAGGAAATCATTTTTTACAAGATGTTTGGTCACACCTTATAAAAAAGAGAGAAATCTCTATTAAACAGATTAATGGTGTTCAAAATTCTATGTTATATCATCAGAAGAAACAAGAAAGAGAACAACTTAGAGAAGATCATAAAGATGATACTCCCTCAGGTTCTTATGTAGGTAAAGAAAAACAAAGATACGATATGACATTGAAATATATTTCTTGGTCTGCTACAAGTCGAGGGTTCTACATACACCAATTTGTAGATAAACATGGTAATTCATTAATGTGTTTCGCTGATAGTCAACGAATTTACTTAGGTCAAGAACATAAGTTAGTAGATGGTGATTGTTTCACTTGTAGAGCGACAGTCAATAGACATTCGATTAATGCATTTGACCCAACAAATAAATTCAAACAAACAGTTTTAAATAGAATCAAGTATAATAAATATCTTGGTAATAAAAATAATGAAGAATAATTTTTTAAAAAAGTCTTTAACAAGACGAATATTTTTCTTAAAAAGAGCAGAAGAAAGAGCTCAGAATCCTGAAATGAAAGAACTTTGGGAATCAAAAAAAGATGAATTAATGAAAGTTTATTTAGAACAGAAATAATAACTGTTATAAATATATAATGTAATCGCCGAAAGGGATTACTTTTTTTAATAACCTTGCTTAAGAAGAGGAGGTCAATATGACTATAAATGAAGCAATCTGGAGAGACTTATCTCCATTCACAATCGGCTTTGATAATGTGTTTACACAATTAGATAGAGTCCGATCATTACCACAAACTAACTATCCACCTTACAATATCCGTAAAGGTTCTACAGAGGATACATTCTTAATTGAACTAGCAGTAGCTGGTTTCGGTTCAGAAGATTTAACAATTACTGTTAAAGAAAATAATCTTACTGTAGCCGGTGATATTGGAGAGAAAGATATTGGGTTTGTTCATCAAGGAATCTCACAAAGAAAATTCTCTAGAAATTTTGTTCTAGCAGATGATGTTGTGGTTAAAGGTTCCGATCTTTCAAATGGTATTCTAACCATTTATGCTGAAAGAATAGTTCCAGAAGAAAAGAAAGCTAGAACTATTGAGATTGGTAGTCTTAAAAAGTCAGATAAGAAAGTATTCTTGTCTGAATAAATAAATTTGGATACTCAGGTGTTAAAAACTTGACACCTGAGGAATCCATAGTATAATAGTAGTATGTTTAAAAATAAAAAAATAAACATTTATTTAATATAAACAATCGGAGAAGAAAATGGGAATATGGAATAAATTTGTGACTTTTCTAATTGGTGAACCTAGCGGTGAAAGAGCTCGTGATAATAAAGGTAGATATGTCGCTGATGATAAATCTACTGCAGATACTAACGAAGCATATACTGATGGAAGAACCCCTAAGAAAAGAACTAAAGCGAAAGCGCCAGCCAAGAGAGGTCGTGGAAGACCTAAAGGTTCAAAAAACAAACCTAAAAAATAATGGCGAGTCTTTATCGTAAATCGCTTCGAGATTCTAAAGGTTCAAAAACTAGTTCTATTGGAGTTGGTGGTAGAGGTAGACGAGTTAAAATCGGAACTTCAACTATGAACAAGGCTAAGAAAAGGTCTTTAAAAAGATATCGTGGCCAAGGCAGATAATACTATAAATACTCATTATCCATTATTTGATGATGGACTTTATACAGAAGTTGTTCATCAGAATGGTGAAAAGGCTATTAAAATCTTAACAGGTAAATATAAAGATATAATTTATCAATATGGTAAAATAAATTTTATACCTAGAGAAGAAAAGGAAATACCTACTATAGATTTTGAAAGAGCTGTTCGATCCTGTCCAGAAGAATTGTTAAACACAATATCAGAGGACGAGGAATTTAATCAACTTATGGGAAATATTCTCATAGAATTACTAGCCAATCAAGGGCTAGAGGAACTAAAAAATGGAATATAGTAAAGAGTTTAGAGTAAGACTTAAAAAAGAAATAACATCTGATGAAGGTCAAGTATTAGAAGTATACAAAGATCATTTAGGATATCCAACTGTTGGAGTAGGACATTTAATTCTAGAATCTGATGAAGAATATGGTATGGGTGTTGGAACACCTATAACACAAACTAGATGTGATGAACTATTATTTCAAGATTTAAATACTGTTCTAAAAGAATGTGAAGATAGATTTCACAACAACTGGAGAGATTGGCCAGAAGAAGTTAAGTTAATTATAGCTAACATGGCTTTCAATCTAGGACTAACTAGATTAGTAAAATTCAAAAAAATGTTTGAAGCTTTGAATGAAGGTGATTATAAAACAGCTTCAGAGGAAGGTCTAGACAGTAAATGGGCAAAACAAGTCTATAATCGAGCCAAACGATTGATGAATCGTCTTAGGGATATAGACACAACGGATAAATAAATTATGGAAAAAATATTGAGAGAAGCACTCATAATCAAATATGAAGGTGAGATTGCTGAAGCGAAGGCTAACATTTCAGTATACATGAAGAATCCTGTAGGTATTGGAGAGCATCCTGATGTTGTCGCTGCCATAGATTCTCAAGTAGAAAAGATGGCACATGCCGAAGAAAAATTACTTTGTGTAAAAAATCATTTTATACCTGAAAGAGTAATTTGACCAGAATTAATATAATACCTGTTGAAGAACTAACCGATCAACACCTAATGGCGGAGTATCGTGAGATATTCATGATCGGTTCTTCATTACAGAGATCACTCAACTCAAAAAATTGGGATATTAAAAGAATACCCAAGAACTTTACTTTAAATAAAGGTCATGTATTGTTTTTTTATGATAAAGGTAAATATCTATTTAAAAGATATGACGAAATCAGAGAAGAACTCAAGAAAAGAAATTTCAAATTAGATGATCATAGACATTTCAAAACCTCACAATTTCCAATAGAATATTTTAATGATTGGAAACCAACAGTCGAAGATCAAAAGATAATTCGACAACGAATTGAAGAAAGGATACTACAGAAACCAGAATGGTATAGACACTATGGCGTTTCTATAGTATAATAGATATATTATGCACTACTATACAAATGTAAAAAGATACAAAGACTTCATTCTTGCACGAGGTGTAAAGAATGGTGAGAAGTATATTAAGAGATTAAAGTATGAACCTACTCTTTATATACCTACAAACAAACCTACTGCCAATAAATCAATATCTGGTGAGTATTTACAACCAAAGAAATTTAAATCTCCAAGTGACGCAAGACATTGGAAGAAACAATACGATAATACAGGTATTGATATTCATGGTTTAGAACAATGGGAATATACTTATCTATCAGAATCGTTTCCAAGTGATATAGACTTTGATATTAAGAATATAAACATACTTAATATTGATATTGAGTGTGAATGTGAAAATGGTTTTCCAGAACCAACAGAAGCCGAAGAAAGAGTTAACGCGATAACTATGAAACTCTTTGGTCATAAAGAAACTCATGTTATTGGTGTTGATAACTTTGATTATAAATCTGATGATCCTAATCTAATTTATCATAGATGTCATCATGAGAAAGAGTTATTAACAACCTTTATGAAAGTGTGGGACGATTTAGAACCTGATATTATCACAGGTTGGAATGTTGAAACTTTTGATATCGCTTATCTAGTTAATCGTATTTGGAAATTATTTGATTGGGATACAGTTAGGAAATTGTCTCCTCATGAATTAGTTACATCAAGAGAGTGGTTATACATGGGACAAAAGAAGATGGTCTCATATAACATTGCTGGTATAGCTATTTTAGATTATTTAGAAATGTATAAGAAGTTTACATACATTACTAGAGAGACATATCGTTTAGATCATATCGCAGAGATAGAATTGGGTAAGAAGAAAATTGATTACTCAGAGTTTGGAGCTATGCATTTATTCTATAGGAATGATTATCAAAAGTTTTTAGATTATAATGTAAGAGATACAGAACTAGTTGAAGAATTAGATAATAAGTTACAACTTATGGAATTAGTTATAACAATGGCTTATCAAGCTAAGTGTAATTTTGAAGATGTATTTGGTTCTGTTCGATATTGGGATTTGATTATCTACAACTTCTTAAAGAAACGAGGAATGGTTCCACCACCCAAGAAGATGGCTCAAGATTCTAGAATAGTCGGTGCGTATGTAAAAGAACCTCAAGTGGGACAACATAAATGGGTAATGTCATTTGATTTGAATAGTCTATATCCTCATTTAATTATGCAATATAATATGAGTCCAGATACTTATCAAAGAAAAATATTCAGTCAAGAAATTAATGTGAAGAAACTGTTAAATGGTGAAGTTGATTTAAGTATGTTGACCTCAAATACTGTGACGCCCAATGGTGCCCTTTTCAGAACAGATAAACAAGGATTTCTTCCTGAACTATTAGAAGAAATGTATGATCAAAGAGTTTTGTTCAAAAGAAAGATGATTCAATCTCAACAGGAACTTGAAAATACTCCGAAAGATAATTTAGTTAAAAGAAAAGAACTTGAATATGATATTGTTAAGAATCATAATAATCAAATGGTGAGAAAGATTTCACTTAACAGTTGTTATGGTGCTTTGGGGAATCAATATTTCAGATATTTCAATAGAGAGATAGCCGAAGGAATTACAACAGCTGGTCAGTTAAGTATCAAGTGGGTTGAGAAGGCTGTTAATGATTATCTTAATAAATTATTAGAGACTGATATAGATTATGTTGTCGCGATTGATACAGATTCAATTTATGTAACATTTGAAACTTTAGTTGATAGAGTTAATCCGAAAAATCCTGTAGAATTTTTAGACACAATAGCCAAAGAAAAACTTGAACCATATATTACTAATTCATATGAAGAACTAGCCTCTTATATGAACGCTTATCAAAACAAAATGGAAATGGGTAGAGAAGTGATAGCCGATAAAGGTATATGGACAGCGAAGAAAAGATATATTCTTAATGTTCATGATTCGGAAGGTGTTAGATTTAAAAAACCCAAATTAAAAATGATGGGAATCGAGACAGCCAAGTCTTCAACACCAATGTGGTGTAGAAAGAAACTTGAAGAAGGTATTAGAACATTAATGACAGGAACAGAGAGTGATGTATGGGAGTTTATTACTGATGCTAGAAATGAGTTTAATAAATTACCAATAGAAGAAATATCATTCCCTAGAGGTGTGCAGAATGTTAAGAAATATTACAACGCAGCATCAATTTATAATAAAGGAACACCTATTCATGTTCGTGGTTCTTTACTTTACAATAACTTTTTATATAAATACAATATAGACAAGAAATATCCTGTAATACAGAATGGAGAGAAAGTTAAATTTTGTTATATGAAATTACCTAATATTATGAATGAGAATGTGATATCATTTGTCTCAGCACTGCCTAAAGAATTTGAACTTGAACCTTATATTGATTATGATACTCAATTTCAAAAGTCATTCGTTGAACCTTTAGGTGTAATATTAAATAAGATCGGGTGGACAACTGAACCAGTTAGCACACTTGATTCATTTTTTGGGTAGAAGTTGATTACCCAAAGGGGTAATTAATGTACGAATATAGAGTAAAAATTATCAAAGTGATAGATGGTGATACAGTAGATGTTGATATTGATTTGGGGTTCGGTGTAACTCTTACAGACGAGAGAGTTAGAATCATGGGTATCGACACACCAGAATCTAGAACTAGAGATAAAGTAGAAAAAGTTTTTGGTAAAGCTGCTAAACAAGCTTTACTAGATATGTTAGGTAAAACATCAATTTTGAAAACACAAATTAATAGAGACGGTGAAGACATGAAAGGTAAATTCGGAAGAATTCTTGGTGACTTTATTGTTGATAGACATGGTGAGAGTATAAGTGTTGTTGATGCCTTGATTGAAGATGGACACGCCGTAGATTATTATGGTGGCTCTAAAGAAGATATAAAATCCGCTCATATGGTTAATCGTAAAAGATTAATTGATGAAGGACTTATAGAAATGTCTTATGAAGAAGCGGGCTTGACAAATACGAGTTCAGTAGTATAATAGATATATGAATGAAATTTCTTATATTTTTTTATGTTTACATCTAATAACTTGGGTGTTCTTAATTATAGTCTTAGTTGAACTAAATTCTTTTAAGAGAGAAGTTAGATTACATATAGATTATGATTCAACTTTAAGGAAAAAAAGAAAAGAAATAAAAGCGAAAAGATAAATTGGAGATATTATGAGTTATTTGAAAAACTTAATCAAAACTACAGGTAATGAATTCGCGTCTATAGTAGAAGAAGGTGTAGCAGCTGCTGATGTCAGTGGTTATATTGATACAGGTTCTTATATTTTTAACGCGTTGTTATCTGGTTCCATATATGATGGATTACCTAATAATAAGATTACAGCTCTTGCTGGTGAATCTGCAACAGGTAAAACATTCTTTGCACTTGGAATGTGTAAACAATTCTTAGATGATAATCCCGATTCAGCGGTTATCTACTTTGAATCTGAAAGTGCTATTACAAAAAACATGATTGAAGAAAGGGGAATTGATTCCTCTAGAATCGTCATTGTTCCCGTTACAACAGTTCAAGAGTTTAGAACTCAATCAATTAAAATACTTGATCAATATATAAAAGATCAAACAGATATGAAAATGTTATTTGTTTTAGATTCTCTTGGTATGTTATCAACAACTAAAGAGATTGAAGATACAGCATCAGGTTCTGAAACAAAAGATATGACGAGAGCACAGTTAGTTAAAGGTGCTTTTAGAGTATTAACTCTTAAATTAGGTAAAGCAGGAGTTCCATTAATTGTAACGAATCATACTTATGATGAAATGGGATTATTCGCGAAGAAAGTAATGGGTGGTGGTAGTGGTCTTAAATACGCTGCATCATCAATTATATTTTTGTCTAAGAAAAAAGAGAAAGACGGAAAAGATGTTATAGGAAATATTATTCATTGTAAGAATGAGAAATCAAGACTTACTATGGAGAATAAGATGGTAGATGTTATACTCAAATATGACTCTGGACTAGATCGTTATTACGGTCTATTAGACTTAGCAGTCAAGTATGATATCTTTAAACAAGCATCAACAAGAATAGAATTACCTGATGGAACAACACAATTTGGTAAAACTATTAATAACAATCCAGAGAAGTATTTCACACCAGAAATACTTGATCAAATTAACGAAGTAGCGAAACAAGAATTTTTATATGGCAACGCGATTAGAACAGACGATTCTCAAGAATCTGATACAGAATGAAGAATTTATTAGAAAGACTTTACCTTACATAAAATCAGAATTTTTTAGTGAAAGGGACGAAGAATTTCTATTTAAACAAATTCGAGAGTATTTCTTAAAGTATCAAACATCACCTACACCAGAGGCTCTTATCATTGATATAGATGAAAAGACTGATGTGGATCAACAATTAGTATCAGACACGGCAGTCTTAATTCGAGAGATCAAACAAGATACAACAAACACACCTGATGAATGGTTGGTTGATTCAACAGAGAAGTGGTGTAAAGATAGAGCAGTATACAATGGTGTAATGAACTCTATTGAGATCATTCAAGACAAACAAGGGAATACAGGAGAGATACCTGACATACTCAGAGAAGCATTATCTGTTTCTTTTGATAGTAATATTGGTCATGATTTCATTGAAGATTGGAATGATCGATATGACTTCATGCATAGAGAAGAAGAAAGAATACCTTTTGATTTAGAACTTATGAATAAAATCACAAAAGGTGGTTTACCGAATAAGACATTGAATATCTGTATGGCAGGAACGGGTGTTGGTAAATCTCTATTCATGTGTCATTGTGCTTCATCATCTTTACTTCAAGGTAAGAATGTATTATACATTACAATGGAAATGGCCGAAGAAAAGATTGCTGAAAGAATAGACGCCAATCTATTAGATATATCATTAAATGAATTACAAGATTTACCTAAGATGATGTATGAGAAGAAAATTACAAGAGTCAGAGAGAAGACTAAAGGTAAATTAATCATTAAAGAATATCCTACAGCGACTGCACATAGTGGTCATTTTAGACATCTATTACAAGAATTGGATTTAAAAAGAGAGTTTCAACCTGATATGATTTATATCGATTATCTGAATATTTGTAGTTCATTTAGAATTAGACCGGGTAGTAATGTGAATACTTATTCATATATCAAGTCTATTGCAGAAGAACTCAGAGGATTAGCAGTTGAATTTGATGTTCCAATTATGTCAGCAACACAAACAAATAGAACAGGATTTGTATCTACAGATGTTGGACTTGAAGATACTTCTGAATCATTCGGATTACCCGCTACAGCTGATTTTATGTTCGCGTTGATATCAACAGAAGACATGCAAGAACTTGATCAAGTAATGGTTAAACAGTTAAAGAATAGATATAATGATCCAACATATCATAAAAGATTTGTATTGGGTGTTGACAGAGCTAAAATGAGACTGTATGATTGTGAACAATCAGCACAAGATGAATTAGTTGATATTGGACCTGTAATGGATCAGACAGAAACAGGTAAAAGAATTAGTAGTGAAAAGGCAGACAATTTAAAGTATGACTAAGCGGGTTTGGTATAATGGTATTATAAAAGGTTTCCAATCTTTTGAAGGGAGTTCGATTCTCTCAACCCGCTCCATTTATTATGTTATCTCTTAAACCGATTCATAAAATAACTTG